TTGCGGGGATGGGCAAAATCTGGGGGGGGGGGCGGGGGTTGGGGGGTGCGGAGGCATGACTATTCGGACAAACGATCTTCTTGCGATTATCGATCGTGAGGCGAACCTTCTCGACGAGGATAACTGGCACGCTGCAGCAACGGTGATGCGAGAGACGGCGGAGCGGCTTCGGGCTCTGGCTGAACGTTTGCGGGCAGCTGGCTTGAGTGCTGACGAATGACCGTCTCCTCCGATCTCCGCCAGTTTAAGCCGCCGGGGCCGGTTGGCGCGGCGTTCCTCGCCGACAACAAAAGCTTCGTGCGCGCGTTGCTGGGTCCGGTCGGCGGCGGCAAATCATCCGTGTGCGTCTTCGACGTTATTCGCCAAGCGTCGATGATGCCGGTCTGCCGCGACGGCACGATCAAGTTCAAGCTTGCGATCATCGGGCAGACCTACGGCCAGCTCGAGCGCAACCTATTCCCGACGTGGAAGCGTTGGCTGCCGGCGGACGATGGTCCGAACGGCAATTGGACCGTGCAGGAATTCAAAGGCGGCGGCGGCCGCTTCGCGACCCATAAGATCGAGTGGGACGTCATTCGCGAGGTCGACGGCGCACCGCGCCGAGTTACGGTTTACTTCGAGGCGATCTTCGCGGCGATCGGCGACCAGGTCGTCGAAGAATTCATGCGCGGCTTCGAGCCGACCGCGTTCTGGCTCTACGAAGTCGATCTGTTGCCGGAGAGTGTTCTCGATCAGGCGATCTTCCGTCTCGGCCGTTTCCCGTCCGTTGCTGATCTTCCGGAAGGCATCACCTATCGCAGCTACGTCATCTGCGATTTGAACGCGCCTGATGTCGACAGCTGGTTCTATCGCAAGTTCGAAGATGAAAAGCCGGAAGGCTTCAAGCTCTACAAGCAGCCGTCGGGTCTCTCGAAAAACGCGGAAAATCTGCACAACCTGCCGCCTGGTTATTACGATCGGCAGGTTTCCGTCTTCAAGTCGATGAAGAACGGCAAGAACCTGATCAAGCGCATGGTGCATGCCGCGTATGCGCCGTCCGTCGATGGTCAGCCAGTCTATGAGGAATACGCCGACGAAATCCATCTCGCGCGCGAGCCGATCAAACCGATCAAGGGCATTCCACTGACGATCGGCGTCGACGCAGGCCTGCAGCGTCCTGCTGCCGCGATAATGCAGCAGACACCATCAGGCCAATGGCTACTGCTCGGCGAATGCGTGCCGGGCCGAACCGGCGCGCGAAAATTCTGCGAAGCGCTGAAGCGTGAGATTGCCGAGATCGCCGAGCTTGCGGGCATCGATCGTCTCGAGATCGGCTCGATGTATTCCGACCCTGCGGGCTTTGCCGGCGCCGAGCATGAAAGCGACGAATACAGCTGGGCTGAGCGCGTCATGACGGAAATGGAAATGCCCGTGCTGCCGACTGAGACAAACGAGATTGATCCGCGTCTCGAGGCCGTCCGCGACGAGCTGACCTACATGATCGATGGCGAGACGCCTGCGCTGCTCGTCTCTCCGCGCTGCCGGATCATCCGTAAGGGTTTTGCCTCGGAATATAAATACCACAAGGAGCGCGTGGGCAATTCCGAGCGGACATCCGACAAGCCCGAAAAGAACGACTACTCGCATCCCCACGACGCCCTGCAGTACGCGCTGCTCGGCAAGAAGGGCCGTCACGGCGTCGTCGGTCAAAGGCGCGGCGCTCGCGAGAAGCCGGATGACGGCCGGACGCGCAAGGGCGAGCGTGCTTCCAGCTCTGGCGGCAGCGTGACGATCAAGGACGGAGGCATGGACTGGTGATCCACGTCGTCGACTGCGAGCCCGGACATCTGATCGCAATGCATGCCCTTCCGGCTCCCGGACGCCGGTTATCACTTCGCCGGACGACATATCGTGACGTCCAGGCTCAGATGGCGGTCTCGGAAGCGTATGCCCTGTTCGAAACCCCCGACGAGCTCGTGCCGTTCGCGATTGTGGGCGGCGCCCCGTGGCCGACGGGAGATCTGGAGATGTGGTTCGTCGTTCGTCCAGGCGGTCTCGCTCCGGCTCTGCTGCTGAGCTTCGTACGCTTCGCGCGCGCGATGCTCGGCAAGCGGCCGCCGGCGGTTTGCTACGTCGAGGGCAGCAATCGAGAAGGCGCGCGATTGGCGCGTCTCTTGGGCTTCGAAAAGGCGGCCGGTCAGATCGGCAGCTATGACGAATGGAGGCGCGGATGAGTAAGGTCGCAAAGGTTCTTGGGCTCGGTGCCGATACGTCCGGGCTCAGGGCGGAACAGCGCAGGCAGCAGGATCTGATCGATGCGTCGAACCGACGAACCTCTCTGATCGAGGCCGGTCAACGCGCCGTCAACGGTTCCGCTGGTGGCTTCCTGTCGTTTCTCGACGACGATCTGAAATCCACATTCGGGGGGGGCTGATCTTTTGCCGGTTTCGATGGAAGACGAGCGCGCCGATTGCGCCGATGCCTGGAAGAACGCATCGGCGTATCGCGGCGAGCTGCAGGATATCTATCGCTACTACATGCCTTACCGGCAATCGACACCGGAGCGATCGCCTGAAAGCAGCGCGCCGTCGGAGGGTGCGTCGCGCACCGATCATCTGTTCGACGCGACGGGCCTCGTCGGCGCATTTAATTTTGCCGGGCAGATGGTGGCTGATTGGCTGCCGCCGTTTCAGAATTTCTTCAAGCTCGAGGCCGGGCCGCTCGTCCCGGAAGACCAAAGGCCGGAGCTCAACAAGCAGCTTTCCGTCATCACCGACATGGCGCACGCGGTGCTGCATCCGCGCATTCCGCTTGTCGCGCATGAGATGATGGCCGATCTCTTTTGCGGCACCGGCGCAATGTTTCTCTCGAGCGGCACCGACCGCCAGCCGCTACGCGCCCAGTCCGTGCCGATCAACGAAATCGCGCTCGTCAACGGGCCGTTCGGCGAAGTGTGGGACGTTTTCTGGAAGCGCAATTACAAGGCGCGCCATCTCGAAAGCCTTTGGCCGAATGGTAAGTTTTCGAAGCGGCTCTCCGAGAAAATGAAAAGCCGCTCGGATGACGTCGGCATTACGCAGTCGATGCGGTATGACGCAAAGAAAGATCGCTGGTTTTTGCGCGTCTATGCCGACGATGACGAGACCGGCGCGATCATCTGGGAAGAAGACTTCCGCACGAACCGCTGGATCACGCCGCGGTTCTTCGTGGCGCCCGGCGAAAATATGGGTCGCGGCCTCGCGCATCTCGGCCTCGCTTTCGTGCGCAGTGCAAACAAAACCCGCGAGCTCGTTCTGCGTGCCGCCGCCTTCGCACTGATGGGGATCTGGATGCGCCGCAACGACGGCGTGTTCAATCCCGACACGGCCGTCTTCAAGCCGCTGGAGATGTGGACGGTCGCTTCGACGGGCGGCGCTCTTGGACCGTCGCTGCAGCGTCTCGATGTGCCGAAGGATTTCAGCGTCGACACGATCGTCATGAAGGACGAGCGCGATCAGATCAACAAGGTGCTGCTGAACGACGACCTGCCGGAGCTGCAGGACAGCGTGCGTTCACCGACCGAGATCGCGGCGCGTTTGCGCAAGGCCGCGAAAAGCAAGGGTGGCGCTGGCGCGCGCATCTCGATCGAGCTCGTCACGGCGCTGGCGCAGGGCACAATCGACGTGCTCGAGGTGCGCAAGATGATCGATACCAATCTGTCGATCGACAACATCCTGACGAGGGCGACGATCACGTCTCCTGCCGCCGCCGCGCAACGCACCGACAAGGTGCAGTGGGCGACGGATTGGATGCAGATCATCATGGGCACATTGGGACCGCAGGCGTTGCCGATGCTCGCGAAGGTCGACGAGCTTTTGCCGGACGTTGGGCGGTGGATAGGGGTCGATGAAAAATACATTCCGACCAAGGATGAAATGAAGGATTTCAAGCAGCTCGTCGCGCAGATGGTGGCGCAGATGCAGGTTGCGGAGCAAGAGAAAGACAAGGTGCAGCAGGCGCAGCCGGGCTCGCAATACGTCAACGGGAGCGCCTACTGATGATCAAGGACATGATGGAACAGCTCGCCGGCGGCGGCTGGGCCGACCTCGACAACATCGGCGACAATTTCAAGAAGATCACGAATGCTCAAGGCAAGGCCGAGCGCGAAGAAATCGAGCGCCAGGCCGCCATCGTCGCCGGCGCGCTGTCGACCGTCGACGGCAAGGCGCTGATCGAGCTGCTCGTCAACATCACGGTGCTGCGTCAAGAAGCGGACGCCGAGCTCGGCGCCAATACCGCAGAGGCCTATGCGATCGCGAAGTCGCGGCGCGCTGGCCAGAATTCGATTGTCTTTTTCTTGCTGGCCCGCCTGCAGCAGCATCGCGGGCAGCAAGTCGTGAAGCAACCAGGGGGTGAGCTATGAAATTCCGGTTCCATGATATGATCGCGTTCAATCTTGAAGGTGGCGGCGGCGCTGCCGCAAGTGGTGGCGACAGTGGCAATAACGGAGGCGGTGCGCCTCAGGGTGCGGCGTCCGGCGGTGACAATCTTGCGAGCGCAGCCGCTCGCGCGGCCGCTGCGGCAAGTCCTGGTGGGCAGCAACAGCAGCAGTCCGGTGGGCAGGAACCGCAGCAACAGCAGCAGTCGGGCGGGGAGCAACAGAACGGTCAGCAGCCGAAGGCCTATTACCCGGAAAACCTGCCGGAAGCGCTTCGCGGAACCAATGACCGCGAGACGATCGACAAGCTCTGTGGCGAGGTCGCGAGCCGTCCGAAGCCGCCGGCAACGGCGAAAGATTACAAATACGAATTCGAAAAGGATTTCACCGACAAGTTCGGCGACCTCAAGGATGATCCGGTGCTGCCGATGTGGAGCGAGATCGCGCTCGAACTCGGCCTCGACAACAAGACGGCACAAGCGGTCGTTCCGAAGCTCTTCGACAAGCTGGCAAAGGCCGGCTTGATTGCGCCTCCTGTCGATATGGACAAGGAGCTGTTGAAGCTCGAGCCGAACGAGACCGATCCCGTGCGCCGGGCGTCGAAGGCCGCGACCCGCGTCAATGCGATCGGCACCAAGCTGCAGGGCTTGCAGACGCGCGGCATCCTGAACAAGACCGATATGGTCCGGCTGTCGACGATGTATCTCGATGCCGACGCAGTCATGACCTACGAGAAGATCATCAATCTCATTCCCGACGAGCACGGGCTGCAGAGTGTCCACGGCGCAGGTCCCGGCGGGGGCGAGACCAAGGACACCATCAAGGCGAAAATGAACGATCCGCGCTACGACAGCCTCAATCCGAAATACGACGCCGCCTATCGCAAGCAGGTCGATGCGGAATGGCGACGACTGCACGGAGCCCAGAACTAGCGCCGGTTATCACCTCTCCGCCTCCGTTACCTTGCGGCCATCAAATGCAAGGGGCAGTGCCCGGAGGATCGGCAGATGTCAGACCAAATCGTCGCCCAGTGGGAAAAGGAACAGTGGGACACTCAGGTAAAGCTGCGGTTTCAGAACCGCGGCTATATGCTGAAGGGAACCACGATGCCGCCCGTGCGGATCGATGGCAAGAAATTTCACTTCCTGCGCACGGCGGCAATGGAAGCCGTCGCTTACGCCAAGGGCGACGCGGTGTCGGCGATCAATCCCGACGACGACACCGTCGAGATGCAGTCGTCGGAATGGGACGCGCCGTTCAACCTCTACGATTGGGACAAGACGCGCATCGCGCCCAATGAAGTCGATGCCCGCCAGCAGCAGGCAGCGGCGGCGCTCGGGCGTCGCGCCGATCGCATCATCTACGACGCGGTGATGAATGCCGCGATCGACGGCAGTCAGGTTTTCGGCGATTACACGCAGCCGTTCGACCCCTACACGCTTCTCCGCGGCATGGAGAAGCTCGCGGACAGCGACGTCGGCACTGAGAGCGGGGTTTTCTCTCCGCTGCCGTCAAAGGCCTTCTATCAGTGCGAAACCTACAAGATCTTCGCCAACGCCGACTGGCAGGGCGGCGATCTGCCGTTGACGCGCATGGCCAAGCACAAGACGTTCGACGTCGCCAACTGCTTCATCCTGCCTCCGCATTTGCGCAAGGCCTACACGACTGGCACGCAGCTCAGGTTCCGCGTCTGGGTGCGCGACGCCATCGGCGCCGGCGCCAATGCGGACCTGCGCACCGAATGGACGCGTGAGGGCCGCTACAAGCGTTGGCTGGTCAACAACACGATCGACGGCGTCGCGGTCCCCGTGCAGACGGAGGGCATCATCGAATTCCGGATGAAGGCCGACAGCACGATCGACAAGGAAGTCGTGATCACCAAGGAAGCCGCCTGATCGACGGCGGCGCACACCGCGCCGCTGTTTTTCTCTGACCTTTTCTGAAGGATACAATCATGGCATTCGATGCAAAATCCCTGCAGATGCTGCCGGGACATGGCGCCTACGGTGCTGGAAGCGGCCTCGACAAAGTGTTTCGCGAGGCGCGCTACATCACGACCGACGCAGTCGCAAGCGTGATCGGCGCCAACTACTTCGACGCCGCCGCATCAAGGCTGCCGAAGAATACCGTCATCTTTGCCTTGTGCGTCGCGAGTGGCACGCCCGTGCTGAAAACGCTCGTCGTCACGGCGAACACCGGCTCGGCTGTGACTGTCGCCGACCAGGACAAAGTCACCTGATAATCTGCCGGCGGCGCTTCAGCTCCGCCCGCCGGCCGATCGTCGCGGAGCCGGCCGGAAATCCCAGGCGCCCCCCGACCTGGTCCTCTTTACCGGCTCCGCGACTTCTTCTTTTCGGGGAACCTGAGGCGCCATGACCACGCGCATCGATCTGATCAACGAATGCCTCGTGCTCAACGGATCGGGCCCGCTTGTCAGTGAAGGCGCACCAGGGGCCGAAACGCATATCGCCTGCTGGAACCGCGCAACCGAGCTGATCCTGTCCGCGCATCCCTGGTATTGCAGCTCGTACATCCGGCAACTCAATCGCAGGCAGGATCCGCCGTCGCCGGCGCACTGGCGCTACGCTTTCGATCTGCCGACCGAGCTCGTCGGTGCGCCGCGTGCGTTCTATCCCGACAAAGACTGCCGCCGCCCGACGACGAGCTTCGAATTGCTCGGTCCGCGCGAGGTCCGCTGCGATCACGAGACGCTGTGGTGCCGTGGCCCCTGGAACGTCGCGCCGAACTATTGGCCCGGATATCTGCGGGAAGTCATCATGCTGCTGGTCCGCTCCGAGCTGGCGCTGTCGACGCGCGAGGATCGCGTGCTGCGCGACAGGCTGCGCCAGGACGCCATCGGCACGCCCTCGGAAGCGATGCAGGGCGGGTTGCTGGCGGCGGCGCGCTCGCTCGACGACATGGCGAAGCCGTCGCCCGTCATAGCCGACGGCAGCGACAATCCGCTGATCTCTGCGCGTTATGGAGGCCGCTGATGGCGCGCAAGGCAACACAGATCAACACGGCGACGAAGGGCTGCCTCGATCCGGATCTCTCGGATCGCATCGACCTCAAGCACTTTTACGACAGCCTGCAGATGGCGCTCAATCAGGAAGGGCGGCCACAAGGCGGCTGGGCGCGCCGCGCCGGAACCTCTCTCAATTCCGATCCCGACGTGCTCGCAGCCGGTCTCAAGCGGCGGCTGCGCCGGCGCATCACGCCCGTCGACCTCATCGAAAGCATGGTGACGCTGCACAATGGCGGCACGGCCCTGAACCTCGTCGACCAGAACGTCAACACTCTGTTCACGACGACGGCCGTGACGGGCTCGACGTTCGTCATCGTCGAATTCGATCTCGGCGTCAGCCTGCCGATCGTGTTCGTCGATCTGGTCGGATTTTTCTGCGAGACGGCGGCGAAGAACGATGCGCTAGCCGTCGAATACTACGACGGCGTGAGCTGGGTCGAGGTGCGTGGCGCCATCGATCCTGGCGCCTCGACGCGGCGGCATCTGCGCACGCGCGGCTCGGCGGCCCCGGCAACGATCGACCTCGCCTCGACGCAGCACGTCGAGCTCAAGGATCTGCCTGTCGTCGATGGCGTTCAGACGGCCGCCGGCAACCTGGTGCTGGTCAAGGATCACGCCAATCCAGTCAAGAACGGCCTCTATCTCGTGCCCGCGAGCGGCAGCTGGTCGCGCGCAACGAGCGCCGACACCGCATCCGAAATTCTGAAGGCCGCATACTTCGTCTCCGATGGCGTCAGCAACGCCGGCACGACGTGGGTGAACGATCAGAAATCGCTGAACGACCTGAACTCGATCGGCAAGAAAAGCACGATCAGCTACGCGTTCGTTCCGATCGCCGGCCGGACGCGGCGTTACGGCGAATGGCCTGGCGGACCTGGCGGCTCGGCCGTCTCGGCGCGCAATTGGCGCATCGTCGCGAAAAACGCAGCCGGCGCCGGCGCGGTCTCGATCTCCGGCGTCCGCTTCTGGCAAGAGCGTCGCGCGATTTCGCCCTATTCGAAGCCGTTCGCGTTCGATCGCGGATCCGACACGCTGTACGATCTGGTGCTGACGGACCGCAACGTCGACGTCTTCAAGCTCGGGCCGAGCGGCGCGCGCCGCTACGTCGCCTCGATCCCGGTGCCGATCGCCGCGCATCAGATCCCGCAAATCTCGGCCATCCAGTCGCAGGACACGATGCTGCTGTTCCACGAGGACGTGCCCACGGTGCGGATCGTGCGCCAGGGGTCCGATGTCGAATGGAATGCCGACACGGTGCCCGCCTACAATGTTCCGGCGCTTCCGGCCGGGACCGCGTTCGCGGGCGACCAGGACGAAATTCAGGACGTCACGTTTGCCGGCTTCGCCAACGGCGACACATACGTCATCTGGGTCGGCAATCTGGTGACCCCGGTGCAAACCTATGCCGGTCCCGCCGGACTGGCCGCCGCGATGTCGGCGGCGATCGGGGCGCTTCCCGGCCTTTCGGCGCCGACGGTGACGCAGACGGACAACACACCGACGATGCGCATCGCCTTCACCGGCGCCAGCGGTTCGCGCGCCTGGCCGGCGGTCGAGATCATGCCGCTCGGCGCCAGCGTGGCCGCGCCCGATCATGCTGTCATCCAGCGCGGCCTGACCGCATCGGGGCCCTGGTTCGGTCCGAAGACGGGCTATCCCCGGAGCGGCTTTTTCGTGCAGGGCCGCGTGCTCGTCGCGGGCTTTCGCGCGGCGCCGTTCTCGTGGGGCGTCACCGCGATCAAGAGCTGGAACTTCAAAGACGATCCGGGCCCGGCCGCCGATGATGACAGCACCGCGCCGCCGCTGACGGCCGACATGGCGTTTTTCCGGACGCTCGATACCGATCAGGTCGAGACGATCCAGCAGGTGTTCATCGGCCGCAACCTGCAGTTCTTCACCGACAGCTCGGAATGGTACGTCGACAGCCGCACGCTGAATGCGACGGAGCCTCCCAACGCCGTGCGCGCAACTGGCGCGGGCATCAAGGAAAGCGTGCGCGCCGTGTTTTCCGAAGGCTCGACGATCATCGTGCAGCAAGGCGGCCGCACCGTGCGCGACTTCCTATTCAACGACGTCGAGCAATCCTACAAGGCCGAGCCGCTGTCGCTGCTCGGTCCGCATCTTTTGACCGACGTCGTCGACGTGGCGCAGCGCAAGGCGCTGACGACGCAGGAAGCGAACCTGATCTATTTCGTCAATGCCGACGGCTCGCTGGTAACGCTGTCTCTGCTCCGCTCGCAGGACGTCATCGGCATGATGCCCGGTCAGACGGACGGGGACTACAAAGGCGTCATCGGGCATTTCAACGGCGATATCGGTTACGTCATCCGGCGCGTTACGGAAACGCACGGCGAGGACCTTTACCTCGAGCGCCGCGACGAGACGACGGTGCTCGATGCCGCGATCACGGTGACGTCGAATGCGCCGTTCACGACGGTGACCGGCCTCGACGATCACGAGGGCAAAGAAGTCTGGGCCTTCGCCGGCAGTCAGCTCTGCGGTCCGTTCACGGTGACGGGCGGCGAGATCACCGTCGACGACGATGACGCCGCGACGACGATCACGGTCGGCCTGTTTCCGGCGCTTTACGGCAAATCGCAAAAGCTGCGCGAGAAGGTCCAGAACGACATGCCGTTCCGGCCGCCGGCGCGCATCTATGAACTCGGCATTTCACTGAAGAACACCGGGCATCTGCAGATCCGCGTCAACGGAAGCGACTGGCGCGAGGTGCCGCTGACGTACATGGACGGCGGCACGCTCGACTTCGGCGAGCTCGCCGACAGCGCCAACGGATACGGCCCGGAGCTGCCGATGCTCGATCGCCTGCTGACCGGCGACGTCACGATGGAAAACCTGCAGGGCTGGTCGAAGCATCCGGTGATCGAATGGCGGCAGATCGTGCCGGCGCCGCTGCACATCAAGGCGCTGCGCGCCGAGATCGCAATGAAGGGGTGAGAGATGGCGGAGCTTGCAATCGGATTGTTCGCGGCGCTCGGAACCGGCGCCGCGACCGTTGGCAGTACGGTCGCAGCAGCAGGCGCTGGTCTCGGCGCCGGGCTTGGCGGGCTGGTTGAAGCCGGATCATCCGCGCTCGGTGTCTTGCAAGGCGTCGCGACGGCCGCCTCCGTCGCCTCGACGATCGTCGGCGGCGTCGGTTCGTTCTTCGAGGGTCAGAACCAGGCCGAGATGTCCAAGCTGCAAGGTAATGCCGAGTACATCGCCGGCGAACAGAAGGCGCTGCAGATCCGCCGGGACCTGCTGCAGAAAATCGGTGAGGCACGCGTCGCCTTCGCCGGATCTGGGCTCGACGTCTCAAGCGCCGGCGCCGTCGAGAGCGATCTCACCAATCAGGCCGACTACGCGACCGCCATCGAAAAGACGAATGCCGAGCAATCGCGGCAGATGGCGCTGCTGCGCGCCAAGCAGTACCGGACCAACGGCGCGCTCGATCTCGCCGGCGCGTCGCTGAAGGCCGTCGGTCAGGCCGGCGGCTACGGCCTCGACATCGCAAAGCGGGGTTGATCAATGGCCAACATGATGCCCGGCCGCTTGCGCGTCGACAACGATCTCGGTGTCAATGCCGCCGTTGACACCAACGCCATCCAGCAATTGCCGGGCTCGCATCTGCCGCAGATCGCATCGCAGGTGTCGGCGCAGTTTTCCGGCATCGCCGATACGATCGGCGCGATGGCCGACAAGGCGGCGGCGAAGGAAGGCACCGAAGCGGGAATGAAGGCCGGGCTCGATCCGGAATTCCGCACCGTCCATAACAACACGATCCGGGGCGACGCTTTCGACAAGGCCGGGCTCGACGTCGCCGAGACGCGCCTGCGACAGCAGCTCGAGGCGAGCTTCGACACGTCGTTCGCGCAGCACTCGGGCGATCCGATCGCGCTCAACGACGCGCTGTCGAAGCACACGCTGGCGATCGTCTCCAATGCGCCGCCGGAACTCCGGCCGCGTCTGCAGCTCGCGGTGCAGGGCAAGCGCCTGGCGTTCGCGCGTCAACAAGCCCGGCAGAAGGCGGCCGAGATGCAGAGCGCGGCGCAGGGCGCGTTCGAAACCGAGCTTGCCGACACGACGCGGCGCATTCACCAGATCGCCTATTCCTCCGGTCTCGACGCGACGGCCGACGACGTGCTCGCCAAACAGGTCGGCCTTTTCAGTCAGACGCTGACGCGGCGCGGTCCGGACGGACAGCTTTATATGTCGCCGGAAGCAGCGGCCAAAGACACCCGCAAGCTGACGCAGACGGTGACGACGGCAAGGCTCTCGGGCGCGTTCGATCGTCTGCCGACGCTCGATGCGAAGGCGCAATTCATCAAGCAGATGGAAGACGACTATCGCGCCGGCAAGGGTGTTTCCGGCGTCTACGATCTCGACGAATTCGACAAGATGAAATCCGGCTTGATGGCCGATTACCGCTCGGCGAAGACGTTGCAGGCGACGCAGATCGCGAGCGTCAAGGAAGATGTGACCGGCGTCGCCAAGATGGCCGAGAAAGGCTATTCGCCCGCGCCCGACCAGATGGCGGCGCTGAAGGCCAAGACGGCCGCCGTCGGCGATCCCGAGCTGGCGCAGACGCTGGCGATTGCCGAGAACACTGCCGTCTTCGTCAATGCCGCGAGCCGCGTGACGCCGGCCGAGCTGGAAGCAACGAACGAGCAGCTGCGCGCAACGCTGCAATCGGAAGGCGCAACGCCGCAAGGGGTGGCGCGCGTCGAGCTCGGCGACAAGCTGCTCGGCAACATGCGCAAGGAGCTGAAAGAAGATCCGCTCGGCTGGGCCGATCGCGTCGGCCTGGTGAAGGTCGCGCCGATCGATTTCTCCGATCCCGAGAAGACGCAGGCCTCGATCAAGGCGCGCCTGGCGCAGGCCGACACCATCGCCGATTATTACGGGCAGCAACCGAAGTATCTGCGCCCCGACGAAAAGCAATTGCTGGCGACCGGCATGTCGAAGGGCGGCAAGGCGGCGCTCGGCATCGCGACGACGATCGCCGCGACGGCGGGTGATCGCGCCGAAAGCGTCATGCGCGAATTGTCCGACAGTGCTCCGGTGATGGCCGGGCTCGGCGCGCTCGTCGCGCAGTCGGGTGGCGTTCCGACGCCGGCGGCGATCGACGCATTCGATGCGATCGCGGCGCGCCAGGAACGCAACGAAAAAGGCGGCAAGCCGTTGCCTGCCGTTGTGCTGCCGAGGCCGGTCGATGTGCAGACGGCGCTGAGCTCCGTCGCCGGCGGCGCGCTGTCGGCGGATCCGCGCAATGAGGCGGCTGCGATCAATGCCGCGACGCTGGTCTATGAGATGCGCGCGGCGCGCGCACACGCGACGACGTTCGACAAGGACATGTTCGACCAGGCGCTTTCTGAAGTGCTCGGCGAGCGCACGGTCGGCGGCGTCAAATACGGCGGCGTCGCGGATCAGTCGACGAGCTGGTTCGGCGCCAGCAAGAAAATCGTGCTGCCGCCGGAGGTGCGCCAGGACGGCTGGCGCGATGCCGTCGGCGCGCTGTCGCCGTCGGTGCTCGAGCGCGCGGGCATCGGGCAGCCGTCGACGGAAAGCGGCGCGGCGATCGACTTCGAGCGCTTCAAGCGCGGCACGCTGGTCCAGGTCGGCAACGGCAAATATCTCGTTGCGCTCGGCGACGTCTCGAAGCCGGGGCAGGAACAGTACGTCAAGGAAACGAAGACGACACCAGGCCAGCCGAAGCCGCTGGTTTTGGATTTCTCGAAGATCACGCCGGTGCTGTCCCGCATCCGGCCGGATCTGTTCTTAGGGGGTGGCCGCTGATGTTCGTTTTCCCGCCAGAAATCGACACGACGTCCGGCGTGCCGGATCCGAAGCCGGAGGCGCAGCCTTCGGAAATCTTCGATGCGCTCTTGCTTGCGAACGAAGAGACAAGCCTGCGCGGCCGCGATCACGCGCAGGAGGAAGCGGTCGACCGCCGCAACGATGCGATCTTCAGGGCGACGGGCGAGCGTCTCGAAAACCCGATGCGCGTCTATCAGCCTTACACACCGGAGGGCGTAACAGAAACTCCGCGGGATCCGTTCGCCGTCGACGCCTGGCACGCCAAGCTGCAGGAGTTGTCCGAACGCTATCCGCAATACCGCGACGTCATCCGTCCGGACGTGACGCTGCAGCAGGCGGGCATCGAAGAGGCGCAGCGGGCGGTCGGTGTGGCGGCAGATGTTTGGGATCGCGCGCCGAATTCTATCGGGACATATGCGGCGGCGATCGGCGCGACCGTTACCAGCATGGTCAAGGACAAGACGCTCTGGGTTACAGGTCCTTTATTTCCTGCGGGCCGCGCCGCAGGAGGTGCCGCCGGCGTCGCCTGGCAGGCAATCAAGATCGGCGCGGCCAACGCGGCGCTGACGGCCGCCGAGCAACCGTTCATTCAGGCCTGGCGCAAAGAGGCCGGTCTCGATTACGGCGTCGTGTCGGCGCTCGAGGAAACCGCAGCGTCGTTTCTCGCCGGCGCCGTCCTCGAGGGCGGCATTCGCGGCGGCTGGCGCGGCTTCCGGCAGCTGCAGGGCAAGACGCAGGTTTTGAACGACGCCGGCGAAGTCATTGGGTATCAGAGCCGCCGTCGCGATAATCCGTTGCAGGCCTTGGACGATGCCGCGAGTGCAGCGCCGGAAGGCTCGCTGATCCGCAAGGCGCAGGCGGGCGATCGCGAGGCGCTTGCGACGCTCGCCGAGAAAACCGGACTGCACGAAACGCCGGAGGTCCGCGCCGCGCTCGACGTTCTCGGCCGCGAAGAAGCCGAACGCGTGCCGCCCGCCGGCGTCGTGATCGAGGATCATGTGCAGCGCTTCAACGATGCGATGCGCGGGGCGCAAGATCCGCGCGCGCTGCCGCCGGGCGATGCGCTGGTTCATGCGAGCGAGGTGACGGCCGCTCCGGAGCGCATCGCGGAAGTGATGCAGCAGGATCCGCTCGAGCTTGCGGCGCAGATCCGAGAGACGCCCGAGATGCTGCAGGAAGGCCTGCCGTGGCAGGATCCGCAATTGCGCGCCGCCGCGCATCTGTCGCGTCTCGACGACGGCGCGTTCAATATGGTCGCGGGCGGCGAAGCGCATCCGATGCTGGGCGCGATCGTCGCCGAGCACGTCGCCGATGCCGATCGTCATGCCGGCATCCTGCGCCAGCTCGCCGAGGCCGATCCGAAGACGCCGGGCGAGGCCCGCGCCAAGCTGTCGGACTTGCTCGCCGGTCCGAAGGACGACGCCACACACGCGCGCGTCGCCGGCATTGGTGATGATCCGCGCTTTACGCGCGATGGCTCGCTCGTCGATCGGCCGGTAACATTGGTCGACGATCCCTATGGCCGCGACGCCTCGATCCAGCTCGAGCAGTTGCGCAAAGAACATGCGGCCGAGATCGAAGCCGCCGGCGGCGCGGTCGCCAAGGCCGTCGAGGATGGCAAAGCCGAAACGGGACAAGCGCTCGCGCGCTTGGAGAAGAAAGTCGACGCGGAGATCTCCGCGCACACGAAGCTTGCCGCCGCGCTCGACAAGGCGCTCGGCCGCCTGCCGGATGGCGTCGAGGTCAAGAGCTTCGCCGATATCGCCGATCTGCCGAAGGATTTGCAACGCGGCGTGCTGGCGGCTCGATCGGCAGGGGGGCGTGTCGAAGCGCTGACAGAAAGTCAAACGGGAAATATCTGGATCGCGGTCGATGCGCTCGATGTCGACGGCACGCTCTCCCATGAGACAATCCATGCCTTACGCCAAGTCGGTCTACTAATGGACCATGAGCTGCAGATGCTTGCGGACGCCGCAGCGAAGGTCCCAGACATATTCGATCGCGCCTTATACGAACAAGCCTATGCGCATTTTGATCCGGATCTTTTTAAAGAAGTGATGCTGCAAGAGGCGGCGGCGCACCTTTATGAAGCGCGCGCCAACGGTGCGAACTTCGGCAAGGACGCGAACGCCATCCTGCGCAAGATCAAGCAATTCCTCGAGCGCGCGAGGAATGCCCTGAAAGGCCTCGGCTGGCAGAGCGCCGACGACATCATGAAGGCGATCGACGACGGCGCTATCGCGGCGCGAGCTCACTGGCCGGTCGAGATGCCCGGCGGCGGCCAAGTCGAAGGCCTGCCGCTGTTTTCGCTCAAGGCCTATCACGGCACGCCGCACGAGGTGGACCGCTTTTCGAGCGACAAGATCGGCACCGGCGAAGGCGCGCAGGCCTACGGCATAGGGCTGTATTTTGCTGAGACCGAAGCTGTTGCTCGCCAATATCGGGACGCACTTTCCGATTGGTCGGAAAGCTATGATCCATCGGACCCTCTTCAGCTTGCTGCTGCGTATAGCTCGCACTTTGGTGACGGTGCTATTGAGCGACTTAGGTACGTCGCGCTGCAGAAGAGCCAAGATCGTCGTACGGCAGCCGATGCTGCTCGGTTTCTGAAAGCGGCGGGTGCTATCGAGAGTGGCGTTGAATTGCCCTCGCTACAAAAAGATGGTCACATCTACCAGGTCGACCTTGATACCGCGCCGGAGCACATGCTCGACTGGGATAAGCCGATCAACGAGCAAAGCGACTACGTTCGCAGTGCTTTGAAAGTGCCAAAATCCGAGGCACTGCAGAAGGAAGCATCCGATCTGCATCGATCGCTGCACTTCCTGAAAAGCCTTATCGAACCTTCAAAGGCGCACAAAGCAGAGATGCGCCAGATCGAGGCTCGGTTACAAAGAATCGATCCCAATCAGTCGGTGCAATGGAAGGCCCTAGCCACGACGCCGGACGGAGCAAAGAAGCTCTCGGAGGCTGGTATTGCCGGCATTCGATATCTCGATGGCGCGTCGCGCACTCGCGGCATTGGAACCTCGAATTACGTCATCTTCGACGACAGCAAGATCCGCATCACGCATGTCGACGGGCAGCCGGTATCGGAGCCATCGCACACGGGCGGCGCGCTGTTCTCGCTGCGCGACGACGCGCGCGCGCAGTTGAAGTCCGATCTCGAGGAAGCGGCGGCGATCGTAGACGCCAAGGCCAAGGCGCAGCGCGAGCGCCAGGCGCTGATCGACGAGGGCATCCGCAAGAAGAACGAAGGCTTCGTCACGACGCTGCGCGACGCGCGCGGCCAGGTCGATCCGGCGAAGGCGCTCGTCTATCTGATCGAGAACCACGGCGAGGTCGATCTGCCCGCCGGTATGACGTCGGTCGCGGCCGAGCAGAAAGCCGTCGAGGCGATGGCGAAGGCCGGTATGGAAGAGCTGCTGCACACCTTCCGGCCGCAGTTCGGCACCGGCAAGAAGCGTCAGACGGCGCGCCTGACCGACGTCGTGCGCGAGCTCGCGGGCGAAGGCACGGGCGATGCCTCGGCGAAGGGCTTGGCGCAGGCTTGGTCGCGCACGCATGAGCGGCTGCGCCAGGAATTCAACGCCGCCGGCGGCGACATCCCGAAGCTCGAAGGCTGGTTCCTGCCGCAGGTGCACGATCGCGGTGCGCTGCTCGGCGCGGGCAAAACGAAATGGGTCAATGACATTTTCCGGCAACTCGACCTCAACCGCATTCTCGACGGCGAGACGCGGCAACCGTTGTCGCGCGAGGAAATCCGCAAGGCGCTCGGCGACATCTGGGAAAACGTCACGAGCGACGGCCACGGCACGCAGGCGGCCAATGCCGCAAATCCGTTCGGCGGCATCACCGGCGACGCGACAGGGGCAAAGAAGCTCGCCAATCAGCGGCAGGAACATCGCTTCCTGCACTTCAGGTCGGCCGACGATTGGCTCGCCTACCAGAAACAGTATGGCGGCGGCGCCGATCCGTTCCGCGCCATGATGCAGCATATCACGTCGATGTCGAAGGATATCGCGGCAATGCGCGTGCTCGGCACCAATCCGAACCGCGAGCTGGCGCGCCTCGCCAAGTTTGCGACGAAGCAGGCTTCCCTTGCCCGCCCGGCAGCGGTGCTGATCGACGAAGCCGTCGCCAAGGTGCAGGATCTGACCGAGCGCTATCTCACCGCGCCGACGCGCCTCTCGGAGGTGAATGAACGCATCGGCGCGATCCACAAGGACATCGCGCGGCTGCGCGAGAAGCGCATGGGGCCGCCGTCGAAACGCAACAAGAAGAAGATCGAAGGCCTGCGCGACGAGCTGTTCAAGCTCGACACCGAACGCCTGACGCTGATGGACAACGGCCGTCCGCGTGTCGACGGCCTCGAGGGCGCTGCGCTGCGCCTCGAGCTGCAGAGTGCCTACGACGAGCTCGCGTCGGTCCAGGACGTCGACAAGGTGCTGTTCCCGAAGAAGACGGAAGTGCTCGGCAAGACGATGACGCATCGCGGCTTCTGGACGACGGCGCCGGAGGATTACGCACGTTCCTACATCAACCGCGCCGAGGCGATGTGGGATCTCTATCGCGGCGCGACGTCGGCGCCGGTCAACGTCAAGGCGGCGCAGACGATGCAGACACTGCGCAACGTCGGCGTCATCGGACGCGGCGGATCGATGGTGTTGTCGTCGATCGCCGACAATTTCACGCAGGTGATGGCGCGGCGCTTCACCGGGCTTCCCGCCTACAAGACGTTCACCGATATTCTTGCCGGCCTCGGCCCGAACGCGACGCGCGAGGCGCATCGCCAGGCGCTGATCGGCGAAACGTACCTGCACATGTTCAACGATGGCGCGCGCGGCGCGGCTTCCGTGCACGGCGTCGAATGGTCGAACTATCTCGCCGAACGGACGATCGCGCTGCAGGGCCTCGGCAAGCTGACGGATGCGCAGCGCCAGGCCTTCGGCATGAGCGTGCAGGCGTCGTTCGCGGATCTCGCGGGCAAGTCGTTTGCCGAGATCGCCGAGATCAATCCTCGCCTACAGAAATTGCTCGTCCGTTACGGCATCGACGCCGCCGACTGGGACGCGATCCGTCTCGACGCCCGCACGCAAAAGCCGCGCGAGGTCGACTTCCTGTCGCCGAACCTGGTGCGCGACGATCTGGAAGCGAACGACGCAACGAATGCGGCGCGCCGCGTATCCGAGCGCTACCTCGGTATGATCCTGCAGGAGACCGATTTCGCGTCGCCGACGGCGATGCTTAGAGCCCGCGCGATGATGGTCGGCAAGACGCGTCCCGGCACGCTGGTCGGCGAGCTGTTGCGCACCGGCGGGCAGTTCAAGTCGTTCGCGTTCATGTACTGGATGCTGCATGCTGAACGGGCACTGCGCGAGGGCATCGCCAACGGCGCTCTGAAGGGTGCGAGTTATGCGGCGCAGGTTGTGACGGTGACGACGCTCGGCGGCGCGCTCGTCGTGCAGCTCAAGGACCTGAAGGGCGGCAAGGATCCACGTCCGATGGACCGGCCCGGCTTCTGGTACGCGGCGCTGACGCAGGGCGGAGGGCTCGGCATCTGGGGCGATCTCCTGAATTCGGAACAGAACCGCTTCGGTGGCGGCCTGGTGTCGACGGTGGGCGGTCCTGTCGTCGGCCTTGCCGAGGACGCGCTCGGCGCGGCGGGGCTCAGCGGCAAGACGACGGCGCGGCGCGGCACGGCGCGGCTGGCGACGAGCTACGTGCCGGGATCGTCGCTCTGGTACGTGAACCTCGCCTGGCAGCGCATCGCGGCGGAGAGCCTGCAGCGGCAGCTCGACCCGACTGCTTACGACGCGTTCCGCCGCCGGCAGCAATCGCAGATGAAGGATTACGGCAACGGCTTCTGGTGGGCGCCCGGCGACACCGCGCCAGGGAGAGGACCGCGGATGAATTAGCGTTTTCGGTTCAACCACTCTTCGAGCGAGCCCGCCTTGTTCGCCAGCAATAGACATTGCGGTTGATATTTCATCATCAGCTCGAGTGCGCCATCCCGCGTCGTCTGAATAATAAACTTTTCGCGAAGCTGGCGAACCAAGTCGAGCGTTGCCGTGCCGGGAAGCTTCTCTAGCTCATCCAGAGAGTACGCGAATGCTCCAAATTTAGTGCCGATGGCCGTCATCTCTGCGGCCTCTTTGTCCAAGCCCTTCGCGGTGTAAACTTTCGTCAGCGCATCAGCATATGCTGCGCAAATAATATAGGGGGCACTCGGCGGTGTTGGCTTTTCCTCGGCGGCAGCCGCAGTGGCCAGCAGTAATACGGCAAAGATAACTCTGATCATCGCTTGCCTTTTTTGCTCGCCAAATGCTGTTCCAGCACCATCCGGATGTAATTCGCTAGTTCTCGATGCTCGGCCTCGGCAAGCTCCTTCAGCTTGTCGCGAAGATCGGATGGCATTCGGATGCCGACTTGGACGTCTTTCTTCATTGGTGGATTTTCGGATATTCGCGTTGGACAAGCAATGCGCATCAGTGGTACGCAATGACAACCATTGTTTATCACGGAGCCGAGCGATGCAGCCCGTCCAACAATTCGCCTTCGAGAAAAATGCCGTTCGCGTCGTCATGCGGGAGCAAGATCCCTGGTTCGTCGGGATCGATGTCTGTCGTGCGCTCGCACTGAAAAATAACAATCAGGTTCTCGGGCGGCTCGACGAAGACGAACGCGAGGTCGCCAACGGCGACACCTTCGGCGGCAAGCAGAAGCTGGTCATCGTTTCGGAGCCGGGCCTCTACCGGCTGATCTTCACGTCGCGCAGCACACTGGCGGAACGCTTCAAGCGCTGGCTGGCGCACGACGTGTTGCCGGAGCTGCGCAAAACCGGCGTTTTCGATGCAAAGGGGGTCCATAGTGTGGACCCCCTTCAATCACCATCGCCCGCCGACGCCGAGCCGCGCTCGTGGCCTGTGATCCAGAAGCTACAAGCGGTTCAGCTCTGCGCCCGTATCCACGGCCGCCTCCGCGCCGAGGCGATGTGGCGTGCAGTTGGCCTGCCGCCCGTGCCGCCGCCGCCGGTCACAGCCGTCGATGAAGCCCGCATCTGCCTGCGCCATCTGCTCGACAGCCCGGCTTACGATGCCGGTCCAGCAATCCGCGATCTGATCGAGGCGGCGCTGGACGAAGACGAGAACGCCCGTGCGCATCTGCTGCCCTGCGGCGTGCGCGTCTATCCGGACCGCGACTGCTTCCTGGTTGCCAACGGGACGCCGGGCCTTGCCGCCATCTTCGCCGGAACCGACTGGACAGCGGGGCGCTACGTGCGCGTGCTGCGGCGCTTGCCTGGCGTCGCAACCTCCGGGACCGCGCGCTTCGGAGGCGTCAACCGGCGCGGCTCGCTGGTGCCGTCGTCCTATCTCGACGAAGACGCGGGCGCTCTCGTGGCGGCCTAGCGCCGGTTATCACCTCGTTGGCGGCCGTACGCTCGGCCGGCGTTGCTGGCTCCGGTTGACACCGTTCGCCCGGAACTAAGCTGCGTCAAACCCGGACGAGCGGAAAACCCGATGACCGTTGCACAATCGACACGCGAGAGCCCCCCGTACACGATGGCGGACGGCCAGACGGTCGTGAACTACGATTATCCGATCGAGCACGCGTCGGAAATCAAAGTCTTCCGCCTGCGCGGCACCGACCAGCAGCTGCTCGAGCCCGACGTCGATTACGGCGTCACGGGCGTCGGCTCGCCCACGGGCGGCACGATCGTGCTGATGACCGGCGCGACGGCCGGCGACGTCGTCTGGTCGGAGGGCGACCTGCCGATCGAGCGCGTCGCGAATTTCGCAGGCTTCAAGTCGATCCCGAACAACGCGATCAACGAGGAACTGGATCGCATGACGAAGTCGCTGCAGGAAATGCGGCGCGACGTCGACGGCTCCATTCACACGGCGCAGGCAGGCGCTGCCTACGACGTCCACGACCGGCGCATCGTCAATGTCGCGGACGGCATCGACGATCATGATGCAGTGACTGTCGGTCAGATCCGGCCGTTCGCGGACGCCGCGGCCGCGGCAGCAGAGGCGGCACATGCAGATCGTGTGCATATTGATGAGGCAGTAGAAACGACAGAAAATGCATCGGATGCAGCGGTTGCCGCCGCTGCTGCGGCAGCCGCTTCCGCTCAAAGCCTCAATCTTCCGCCAATCACGCCAAACACGATGCTCGTCGATAATGCGGCGGGAACCGCGCGGGAGAGTAAGACGTTCGTCGAAGTACGAGCCCTGCTTGGGCGCGTTCCATTCTTCTATCCGGAGGACTACGGCGCTGTAGCGGACGGCGTTGCAGACTGCGGCCCGGCTCTGCGCAGCTGCGCTGATGCCATCAACACCGCTGGCGGCGGCGTCATGGCCTTGAGAAAAGCCACGTACCTGATCAAGACACTTGGCGCTAACGGTCGCTTCTTCACGCCTTACGCTAATATGGGTGTTCAGGGCTGCGGTATCGGCAAGACGACAATCAAGCTCGGCAACAATGTCGTCACGACCTCATTCATGGCCATCTTTAATGGCAATGGATACGGAAACGCGACGGCTTGCCATAAATTCTCAATGCGTGATTTCACCATTGATTATAACGGCCAGAACAATCTGGTAACGGGCTATACTAGCGGCATTCACATAGCGGCTGGCGATGATGTTGTCATTGATGCCGTCGAGCATAAGAACTTTCCCGGAAGTCAGCCTCTGGTGATTGGCGC